CGGCCACCCGGTTTAACACCCTAAAGTTATTAAAAAAAAAAAAAAAAAAAAAAAAAAAAAAATAACAAAGACAGTCACAGCCGTTAGTCCCTGAGTTAATGAGAAGATGTCTGCTTGTCTGGAAGTCTGCTTGTCAGTGAATGTTAATGGTGTATGGTGTGTGCTACTGATGTTGTTTAGTTACTACTATTGTTTACTAAGTAACTATTGTTTAGTGTGTGATGTTGTTTACTAACTAACTCATGTTTACTAACTAACTATTGTTTAATAAACTAATTTAGTTTAACAAATAAAAACAAAAATAATTTTCCAAAATAAAAACCCCCTGCCCACCCACAATTGCCCGGAATTAAGAGAATGAAATTGACTAGTATCATACCGACCTCACTGAACAAAATCACTATGTAAACCATTTCTGTTTATATTATGGATATTGCTTCAAATCTAATCTAGGGTACCCCGCCGTCAGGGGGTCCTTAGTCAGTAGGTCAGGATGTCAGGAGGTCTACACGTAATTGAGCCACCTATTATCGGGGCCCGTGCGCATAGGGATAAAGTAGGGATTGTTGTTCTTAATGACCCCGCACCCAATGGTGGGCTTCTTCCTAAAAGTTTTGGCGTAGTTAAAGGCATAGGCCTGTACATCAATGAGGCATCCGCAGTTCATTCCCCACACACCCTTAGATTCCGTGGCTTCTGCATGAACAACCCCGCCAAATGTGTGAAGGTGTCCAATGCAGGTGGGCATATGGTTCTGAAGTGCGGCGTTAAGTGCCCCCATGGGGCCACTCACATTCTCTCCATGCTCAAAGGCTACGCCATCAATCACCCAGCGATCCGCCCACTTCCACTGAGCCGGCGCCTTGTACACTTCCGCAACTGATCGCATAAACTCATTCGGCAAGCCAACCTCATACGCCCGCTTCCACGGCCTACGCGTATGGTTGCTGTCGCAAAGGTAAACCGTATCAAATGCGGCATACCAATCTCCAAGTGTGCGTTTAGCTGCTTCAAGCTCATCTCTTGGACTTCTGCCATCAGGATCAGGCATATGCTTGCTAATTGAGTGCGAATCAATCTCATCACCAAGACACACTACTGTTCTGTTTCTAGTCGGGAACCACATTCGGTCTACGGCTAAAACAAATGCCAGTGCATCACGGTGTTCAAAGGGGATATGTAGATCAGGAATAACTAAAAAATTCCCGCCCATCCCGCCCATTGTGCCTGATCAATTCCTGTCAATACTACTGACCTAAAGCACAGTTCTGGCCTTGACCGGCGTGATTGCGGGGGTACCCTAAAAACATGTTCCACGCACATTTAGACGACTTCTTCGTTGTTGCAGTAATATCCAACACCGCACGCTTTAAAAAGCGAGCGCACCTATTTGATCAATTCGCCAAACACTTAAGAGAATCAGAAGTTGACCACGTACTGGTCGAACTAGCCTTCGGCGACCGTTCGTTCCACTGTACCAACTCAGTCCAGGTAAACCATTTACGTTTACGCACTGTCGAAGAATTCTGGCACAAGGAAAACCTAATCAATCTTGGTATTGCCCATGGACTACGCCTCTGGCCAAATAAGCGCATGGTTATGTGGTCAGATGCGGACTGTGCCCCCATAGGAAAAACATTTAAAGAATGGTTTGAGGAAGTGTGGCATGAGCTTCAGCACCATGAGTTCGTTCAGTGTTGGTCCTGGCTGCAACACCTAGATAACGACCATCAGCCACTGGGCCACGGTGGAAACCCCTCGTTCATGTATAATTACGTCAAGTATGGATATCCCTATCCAGATAAGAAACATCACCATGGCTACCCGAAGCAGTGGGGAAGTCCTGGCTTAGCATGGGCTGCCAATGTTTCCGCCTTAAACCATATTGGCGGAATCGGTGACGTCGGTATAACTGGCGGTGGAGATTGGTATCTCGCACACCTTTTAATTTCAGATCTCCCGTTTCAAGATTTCATTAAGGGCGGCTACACAGAGGACTACATCAACTATTGGCGCCACAAACAGATGTTAGCTGAGCGCTGGATTAAGAGAGATGTCGGATATGTACGCTCGTACATGCTCCACCACTTTCACGGGAAAATCCGGGATAGGGGTTACAACTGGAGAGAGAAGATTCTGCGTCAGGGCCAGTTCCAGCCCACTAAAGACTTGAAAAGAGATTTCCAGGGATTGTGGCAGTTAGAAACCAATGAGCCACGCCAGATCTGGATGCGCGATCAGTTAAGGCGCTATGCTAGAGTACGTAATGAAGATTCAATTGATCATGAATAGGAGAACTTATGAAATTAGAACTTACTGATTTAGTGACTGGCCGCCTTCTCATCGTCGACGATTCTGAAATTAAGATTCTAGAAGACAATTATGACAGTGCTACCGGCGTGATTAATGGTTCCCACATAGTCTTTGGTCCGAGCATGGGCCGGGCCGTTAAGCAGTTAGTGAGCGACATCAAAGCGGTGCTTGGAGTGGTTAAGATCCCCTAGGTCTTGATTTTAGGGTCAAGGGGACGTTACTCTTGACCTATGACCCTCAATCCTGGTGACAAACCACTCTTTATGAAGGGCCAAGCTTCTGAAGAATATCCGGGCTACTCTGAACCCACATTCGATGAAGAGCTAGAGCAGCCGAAGCCTGAACCAGAGGCCAAGGAATTGCTGCAAGCTGCGATAGAGCTACCAAGTCTACCTGCCCTAACGGAAGGCAGTGCTCCAGCCGGCAAGGGTCCAAGTAAGGGCTATGAAGTCCGCAGGCAGATGATTGGACAGCTTCACGCCAGAGGCTATACGAACGCTCAGATTGGCCGCCATTTGGGTTATTCCCCTGCAGGAATATCAATTGCCCTTAAGGACCCCTATGTTCAGCAGGTAGCGACTGAGGAGCGTAAAAGCCTGGTAGACGCCTCTGCCACTGACATCATAAAGCGCACATCCATTCACGCGGCCCAACGCCTAGAGCGCAGGGTCCTTGACCCAGAGAGTAAAAACGGGGACCAAATCTCTCAATTCATTCTCGAAAAGGCCACGGGTAAGGCAGTGCAGGCCATTCAGCACGAATCAGGCACACTAATGCAGTACATTGAACTGCTTAAATCTATGCAAAGCCGCGGTGAGTCAATAGAAGTTCCGGGCCGCCAAGTGGCGGAAGTCTCTCATTCTGAAGAAACAGAAGTTGAAGCAGAGCCATCCTGGAACAATTGGTTAGACGATAACCTCTAGGTATTGACGTAGCCTATAACCAGCCTTCATCCTGGTTACACACACCTATGACGGACAGTTTAAAAAGTAACGCTGAGTTAACAATGGAGCGGCACGAGCGAGAGTTCGCGCACTTTAATTCCCTAAACGAGCTAGAAAAGGCGAGATACCACACCCAGGCGCACGCAAGGTACATGCGAGACCCCTGGGAATTCCTAAAAGAGTGCGTATTCACCCTAGACCCGGTGAACCAAGCTCATCCGATCAAAGCCTTCCCTAGCCACCTTGCATACCTTGAATTTTTATGCAGGCTCTGGCAGCGCAAGCGCCAGATTGCTATTCCGAAGTCTCGTAGAATGGTCTGTTCTTGGGGTTTTATTTCGCTCTACACTTGGGACACGCTCTTTCATTCAGGCCGCCACAATGCCTTCGTTTCTAAGAAAGAAGATGATGCCGGAGACCTGATCTCCAGAGCAGAATTTATCTATCATAAGATCCCTGAATGGCGCCTTCCCCGGATGCTTCTTCCGAAGCTGAAGAACAACAAGATGTCGAAGCAGCCCCCTCTTATGGAGTTCGAGGAGATTAACTCGAAGCTACAGGGCTTCCCCCAGGGCGCCGACCAAATGAGGCAGTTCACGCTATCAGGAATACTAGGTGACGAATGTGCATTCTGGGAACAGGCGCAAGCTTTCTACTCAGCCTCAAAGCCCACTCTAGACGGCGGCGGAAAAATGACGCTTATTTCGTCCCGCAGTCCAGGATTTTTCAAAAAGATCGTATTCGATCAACTCGATGCTCAGGATTTAACTTTCCAAGAAACGCCTCCGGCTCCAGTTAAGCGCCCCATGGAGGGAGTCGAGCTTTGGGAAAACCCAAAGAATAGATTCTGTGTCGTAGATCTCCATTACACAGCAAACCCCGAAAAACGCGGCAATGCCTGGAAAGAAGCCGTTAGATCTTCAATGCCAATTCGTGACTTCCTCATGGAGTACGAACGCTCTTGGCAAACCTTTGAAGGAAAACCAGTTTATGCAGATTTTAACCGAACACTACACGTCGCAAGCGGAGTCAAACCTGAACCTGGAATTCCACTGCTCCTGGGATGGGACTTCGGTCTCACTCCTGCGTGTATCCTGGCCCAACTCGTTGGGCGTCAACTTCGAGTTCTCCGAGAATTCGTGGAAACAAATGGAAGCATTTCTAAACTCGCACCTGTCGTTAACGCCTACTTACAAACAAACTACCTCTCCTGGATGCACGGAGAAGACAAACTCACCCACTACATCGATCCCGCAGGATTCCAAAAAGCTCAAACCGACGAGCGTACGTGTGCAGATATCATGCGAAACATATTTGGGATGCAAACCAAGATCCATCCAGGCCCCGTCACCTGGGAAGCCAGAAAAAACGCAGTCGAAGACTATCTTACGAAAACCTACGGAGAGGGGCCGGCAATGCTAATCAGTGAGGATTGCCCAATCCTAATTGAAGGCTTCAACGGCGGTTATCAGTATTCCGAAAAATCTATAGATATAGAACCGGCTCAAGTTAGACCCCTAAAAAACAAATTCTCTCATCCACATGATGCCCTTCAGTACTTATGCGCCGGAGCAACACAACTCAGGAAGGCATACAGAATTAATTTACCAACCCCCAGTTACGGCTTTGCCGCTGGTTAAGGAGAATCTATGGCCGACGATACATCTTACGAATTACGCTACGTGCTCGCGGTTCGCCAAGAATCTGAGATGGCAAAGAAGAACCGGATGGTTCAGAACAAAGACAATTATACGATGTACCATCTAGAACACGACTTTAGCCAAAAAATGAAAGGGCAATCTAAGGAAGTCTTAAGCAAAGTACGAAACGCAACGGAGAGCGCGAAGTCCACGTTCCAACAAGCCCTTGCAGATCTCGGAGAATGGTACAGGGTCACGGCACGCAGCAAAGAAGATCCTGAAGGCGATGGGATGCTGATTAAGCCCTACGAAATGCAGTGCCTAATGAATTACTTCTTAAACCGCGCCGGATACTTCGCGCACGTTGGTAATTCAGTTCAATCAGGACTTCTCGGCAGTCTCGCGATCAGCCGAGTACACGGAAAGATGGTCCCTAAGCCTAAATTTACCTTAAGAAAAAAGGGTAAGGGCTCAAGAAGTGAAACTACAGTCTTAGTTGATGACGAACAAACCTGGGAACTGCGCTTCTCAGACTTACGCCAAGAGGACTATTTCCCAGATCCCACATGCTCTGATCTGTTTGAAATTGATGAATGCATGATGGATCTTCACGTTTTAAAGAAGATCGCAAAGGCAGACCCTGATTACGACATGGAAGCTATTAACCGTCTTAAAGCCTGGGGTGATGCTGATCTAAGCGAGCAGGAAAGATCACAAGAAACAGGCCAAAATGTCTCTGCTCCCCGTATGCGCCCACGGGTCAAAGTAACAAACTTCTTTGGAACCATAGTTGATGAAGTCACTGGCGACATAAAACACGAAAACTGCATCATGACCATTGGCAATGACATGGAAATAATCCGTGGTCCCATTCCAAATCCCATGTGGCACCAGAAAAACGACATTGTCGCTGCAGCACTCATCGAATTCACCAATTCTCCTTGGGGAATTGCAATGATGGACGCAGGCACTAAACACAATCGCTCACTAATCGAACTTTTTAACCTGATGTTAGATAGCGCCTTTAAATCTGTGTGGGGTGTAAACCAAATTAGGACAGATGTTCTGGCAGATCCCACGCAAATCACAGATGGCATCAGGTGGGGCTCAAATATCCAGGTAGATAGCCGCCTCCCACTTGGCGGAAAGGTGATGGAGCCAGTAATTACAGGTGAAATCCCATCTGAAGTTATAACAATGTTCAACCTGCTGACCCAAGAGACGCTAACAGCAATGAAGACGAACGACCTCCGTATGGGCGCTCAATCCATGCGTGCCGTGAAAGCTACGGAAGTCGTCGCCGCAGAAAATTCTATCACAAGTGAGTTCCAGGGCGTTGCGAAGAACTTTGAATCTAAGAAAATCCAGCCAGAATTAGAGCTTGCGTGTTGGACCATCTGCCAGAACTGGGATCTCATCGACTCAGAAGTGTTCGTTTCTCTATTCGGCAGAGACCGTGGCGAAGCCATGGCTGCCATGAAGCCCCAAGAAGTGTTCGTTAGCACAGTAAACGGTATGAAGTTTGAGGTCTTTGGGATCTCTGAGACCCTGCGCAGACAGGCCGATTTCCGTAAATACACCACGTTTATGCAGGTCATGGGCGCATCCCCAATGTTCATGGAAGCCTATCTGCAAGCCGGATACACCTTCGACAAACTGCTTGAACAGGTAATGACTGCAATTGACATCAATAAATCTAAACTTAAAGGCAAGGGTGGAGGATATGCCCCATCTAATCCGATGGAACAGCCAGGTGGAGCGCCGGGCGCTAGTCCAAACATGATGTCTCAACAACCAAGTCCTGCAAATGTTCCTCAAGGTGGACTAGCCGCCGTGTTCGGTGGAGCAGGACCCAATCAAATGCAGCAGCCAAGTGCACAGGCCCTTCGATGAACCAAATTAACTTAAGGTTTGGTCACAGTAATAAAGAAGTTAGATTCCTGATGAACCTAAATGCCGATGATTCTGAAAAACTCTCTAGAGGAGAAATCTATGAACCCGGGATGTCTGGTTTATTTGCATCAATCCTGCGTCCAGGGGATATCGCCATTGATGTTGGCGCTAATGTCGGCTGGTTTACTGTCCTATCTGCTGCGCTAGTAGGCCCAGAGGGTAAAGTGTTCTCCTTTGAACCGGCTAAAGAAAATCAAGATGTTATAGAAGAACATATAAAGATGAATAGTTTAACTAACGTTGAACTAGTTAAGAGCGCCGTTAGTGATAAAGAAGGAACTCAAGACTTTTATCTAAATCCATATGGAAACGGCGGCCATTCGTTTTACAACATGCAGGCTGGACGCGAAGATCTAAAGCAACCAGAAGTTGTTCAGGTAAATAAGGTTACTTTAGATAAATATTTAGAAAACACGGATTGGTCTAAGATACGCCTAATGAAGATAGATACTGAGGGGCATGATGTAAGAGTTCTCGCGGGCGCACGTAATCTTTTAGAATACCATGTGCCCTACATCTTCTCAGAACTCCACGGCGGCATTAAGATGTTTAACGACACCCAATTGGGCTTTTATTCCATGATGCGTGAATATGGATACCAACCATTCCTTCTGTTTAAAGAGATGGCGCTCCCTGTTATGCTCCCACCAGGCGCCCAAATTAAATCCCGGTGCGCACTAAATCTCCTTTATGCAACTCCAGAAAACATTGCGGCTTTATGCCCAGTAATTGAAGTCTCATGTGGTGAAGAAAAATGATGTTAACGCCTGATGAACTAAGAATCATTGGGATGTCTGGTCCGGCCTGGATCAGCATGCTGCGTGAACGCGAAAAGCGAATCATGGACCGCATCTATGGAGAGTTCCGCAATGGTAAAGCCGATCACCTTACGGCTATTGCTGAATTTGCATGTGTAAGAGATCAAATTAACCAAATAGAAACAGCCATTCGGCAACTACATAAGGAGAATCAGAAATGAACGTGCAACAGCAACAACCTAAAGAGCGAGTATTCGACGAGCGCGGGGAAACCGTGGAAGAAGTTGAGGCAGAGGCTCCAGAACAGCAAGTTGAGGATGTTGATCCCGACGAAAACCAAGACCCCGATCCAAAGAGAGTAAGTGAGGCAGCGCCTCAACATAAGTACAGAATTGGTGATAAAACATTTGCAACTCAAGCAGAGGCGCTCCAATACGCAGAATCTCAGGTACAAACTGCTAGTGAGGTTGACGCGCTAAGACAGGTAGTGCGAGAGGCCGTTTCCAATGTCCCGCGCACAGAAAATGTAACACAACAAGAGGAAGAAGATCCTAATGAGATATTCACAAATCCTAAAGAATATCTTCGTAAGCGCGACGAACGTATTAAAAACGAAGTTCTTCAAACTTTTAACCGCTCACAAGCACAAGCCGACGCCGACAATCGCGTATGGACAGAATTTCGTGAAAGACACCCGGACCTTTCAGACTTTAGAGAAGAAATCACAGGTTTAGCGGCACGTATCCAACCGGAGGTTCAAGCTGTGGCAAAAACTAAAGGACAAGTTGCGGCTTACGATTATGTAGCAACAAAATACAAGGCTCAAGTCGAGCGCCAAGCGCAGGCACTAAGACCAAAAAGGGCTCTACCAAACAGTTCTACTGGAGCAGCAGCCGGTGGAAGGGTTGAAAGTGTAACGCCCAAACAGACCCAGAAAAAGCCATCGACAATGACAGAGCAAATTCGCATGATGAGAAAAGGACGCATCTAAAGCGCAAGGAGTTTTCATGTCACAACAAACATGGGTATACGACGCACCCACTGGCGTTTATAAAAATCACGCTGTTTCGTCTGATATTCGCATGGCGGCAATCGCCGAAACTAAATTTGTGCAGTTCTCAAAACCCGTTGATGGTTTCGGACAGCATAAAGGGTCCAACGTCACTATTACTCGTGTTTCTAACGTAGCGGTCCCCTCTGACGATTCATTGTCGGAAGTTGAGCGCATCCCTGAAGACACCTTGAGCCTTAGCACTCAGGCAATCGCAGTGGTTGAAAGAGGCCGTGCGATGCCATACACCAGCCTTGCTTTAGATCTTGCGCACTTCAATCTTGAAAATGCGATCCAAAAGAAACTGCGCGATCAGTTGGCACTTCGCCTAGACACTGTTTGCGCTACCGCCTTTAAAGCCGGCCAAGTAAAAGCGATTCCTGATGGTGTTGCTTCCTTGACCATGGACACTGATGGAACGGCGAGCACCACTGCTCAGTCTAACATCAACGTGTACCACTGCGAAGTGCTCCGTGATCAGTTGTTCTCCACCTACAACGTTGCTCCTTATACGGGCGGCGATTACATGGCGCTCGTGGCTACCAAGGGCCGCCGTGGAATTATCCGCGATCCGAACTGGGAAAAGTGGAAAACCTATGCCGATCCCTCTGCCAAGTTTAACGGCGAGATTGGTCGCATAGAAGGTATCCGCTTTGTTGAAGTGAATAACACCTCGGCTCTCTCTGGTTCTTTGGGCGCAAGCTCGGTTCTTGGTGAGTGTGTAGTGTTCGGTGATGACCCGGTTGTTATGGCTACCGTCCATGATCCTGAGTTGCGTGCGAAAGAGTCGGAAGACTATGGCCGCAGCAAGGGCGTTGCATGGTACGGCGTTTACGGCTTTGGTCAAATCTGGTCAGATAGCGCAACGGCTGGTGAAGCCCGCGTTATCCACGTAACGAGCGCATAAGAGGGTTAGATGTCGTATCCGCATTCAATAATGATAGGAGCTAAGCACAGCACTGGCTCCTTCGAGTTTGAAGAAGGATTGACGGCGGCGGCAGATGTGCATGGATCAATTGTGCTCCATGCTCCGATGCTGATTAAGCGGTTAACCTTTGCAATCTCGGTTGCAACTAGTGATCTGACTGCATCAGTAGTCAGAATGACTAAAGTGACCAGAGCAAATGTGACCACTTCAGTAAGTGGCAACATGACGATTGCAAATGGAACTGCTGTACAGCGAATTGTCTATAAGGACTTTTCGCCGGTTCGAGTTGGTGCAGGCGATAAGCTTCAGTTTGAGCACGTAACAAAGGGCGACCTAGGTTCAACACCTACTGGCGCAGGGTATTACGGCTTTCTAGCTGAAATATTGCCTGAGAACATGACTAACGAAACAAACGCGATAGCGGGTTAAAAGGAGTATTAAATGGGTTATCCACAAGAAATTATGGTTGGTGCGATTACACGCAACTCCAACGCATTCGATACGGCTGAAGTACTGACTGCCGCTGCCGCTGTTTACGGTAGCTACAGCGTTCATCAACCGATCCAAGTGAAGCGTTTGTCGTTTGTAGTAAGCACTGCGATCTCAGATCTCACGGCTTCGGTTGTGCGACTGTGTAAAGTAAGTGCTGCCAACGTGACCACTTCTCTTTCTGGCAATATGACCATTGCTAACGGCTTGGCTGTTAAGAAAGTGGTCTACAAGGATTTCACTCCTGCCAAAATTGGTGCGGGTGAATTCTTGCAGCTTGAGCAAGTGACCCAAGGTGGCCTTGGTGGAACTCCCGCAGGCGCCGGCTTCTACGGCTTCTCTGCTGAGCTTCTGCCTGAGTCCATGGCTAATGAAACAAACGCCTCTGTAGGTTAAGGAGTAAACCATGGGTCAAATTGCAACCTCTGATGTTACATACGCATACGTCGAGGGTACGGCGAAAGCTCATCAAGGCGATCCTGTAACTGAGCGTGTGTTCACGATTCAGTTTGGTGATGGTTCCTTGCTTTATACGAACGGTGGAATTCCGCTAGTAAAGTCTAAGCTTGGCTGCCCCACTGCGCTTCAGTCCTTGATCATGCTCGATTCAGGCAATACGGTTGGTTATGTTCCAAAGTGGAATATGACAGCAAACACCGTACGCCTGTATCAAGACGCGAACGTAACTTCTGCTGCCGCTGCTGCCCTGGTTGAAGTATTAACCTCGGCTGTTGTGACATCAACTACTCTGCGCGTTCTTGTGAAGGGCTACTAAAATAAAGGAAGTAAGATGCAAGCCAAGCGCGTTCTTGATTATGTTCCTAGCCCTAACCAGTTCGATCTCGTAACAGATCGTTGGGATGCTCAAGGCATTCGCACTATCCACAATAAATATCGTAAGTTTATTGTGAGTGGCGCTGAATACTATGAGCGTCCAGTTAATTCCGGCAATCTCTGGCATGAGAACAACCAACCGGCGGGCCGTGTAAATTTAGAGTTTAACGAAAAGGGACATATTGTCTCTAAAGTGTTTGATCACTCGGCTCCTCATATAGCCTACACTCCGGCCCCAAGTGGTGCTGAGAAGATGAAGATGGATTTCGATGTGCTCCAAGAAAAATACGCTGCTGCCCAGGCAGAACTTGAGGCCATTAAGGGCGAGCGCGGTGGCCACAAGATTAAGTTTAAAGGACAGGAGTAGCTCGTGTCAGACCGTGGTGGACATCCTACCTTATCCTTAACATTTAAGGATAACACCATAGCGGCTTCGTTTGGTGGAACGGCTGCTGCCACGGTTTTAAACTCATCTATCTCATGCGCGTACGCACGCGCAGTCTCCATCTACAATTACACCAAACGGGATCTCGAACTAATATTTGGCCCAGATCCAACAACTAATGCCTACGGATCTATCTTCGTACCGGGCGACACAACTGCCCACATGACTAATGGTTATTTAGTGCAGCAACCAATCTCGGTTTCGCAAGGGACAAGGATCATTGCCAGGACGATGGCAGACACTGCTATTACGGTTTCTAGTGCATTATTCTTACGTTTAGACTTCTGGGCTTAATCACCCAGACTTTGGGGGATTAAGTGAGTCAGTTCCGAACCACAGCAGACATTCTCGATGAAGTGTTAAGGAAGGCTGGTGAGCCTACTAATGGATCTTCTCCATGGGAAACTCCAGCACTTACATACTTAAATAAAGTCCACCACGCCATCATTGCAGGTGGATCAATCTTTAATGTGGATGTGGATGAGCCGTGGGTATGGGCCAGATCTAAGCACCCAATTGTTCTTGAGTTAGAACCGGCATACACAACCGGCGCTATCACTATGACTGTTAACGACATCAATGGAACGTTAACCGTGGCGCCTACTGCCTCTCTTGAGGGCTGGCACTTTCAGGTAAATGGCAAGCCCACGGTTTATAAAATCATGAAGCACACAGCGGGCGACACAACTATTGTGCTCGATTCATCCTTCGTTAACGATACTGGTGCATATTTATTTAGAGCATTCAAGCTCGACTACGAGATCACGCCTGCTTATCTCTACATCGATAGTTCAAACGATAAACTAGATTTCAAAGAAGAAGCAGTCACGTTAACTGCCAGTATGACCCACGGGGCATACACTCCAAGCAATTTAGTAGCACATGCCGTGGCTCAACTTAATTCACCAGGCACTGCCACATGGACCGGCGCTTATGACAGCGTACTTAGGCAAATTAGCATAACTGCATCGGTCACGGCTGGGATGCTTGGTGTGTCTGGTAATAACAAGCTGCGCTCCACAATGACCATCCTTGGCCTTGATAGCCTGGACTACACAGCTGCCACATCATTCACTAGCAGCTACGCCAGCAATTCAGTAAGCCGACTCATTGAACCACTTAAGATCTTTTCTGGTGAGACCACTGAGCCGTTCATCAGATCTACTGATCCCATTAAAATGCAAGAAGACTATCCGATGTCTATGTGCGAACAACGGGTGCCGGAGCGATTCTGCAGGATCAGTGAAGATAACACTGGCACCCTAGTCATTCGCTTTAGCTCTTATCCACAGTTCAAGATGAAAGCTATTTTGGACTGGATACCTGTTCCAAGGGATCTCCAGGATAATGCGGCTTCATATCCCAGGATTCCACGCACAGATGTGGATGTACTGATCCATGGAGCAGCGGCCTACATCGCCTTTGATAAAGAAGATTCTAAGTTTGACACACTCATGAAGCTTGTAAACACAGGGCTTCAGGCGATGCAGAAGAAGAATAGATCACTTCTTAACCGCACTGGTGAATACTTCGCTCAGATTATTCCGCGCACAGACCTGGCTGCAAATGCTAAGCGTCTTAACTATGGCTACACAGTCTCTGGCTCATCTACAGCCAACATCTCTGCGGAATCTGTGCAGTCTATGATTGCAGTCACCATGTCCTTTTCTACATTCATGACTGCCAGTACTGTGGCGACTGTAACGGCGCGAACTCTACCCAGCAATCGCACCCTGTTTGCTCTAATCGCTAAACACGAAACAGCATTTGCTGGAACAGCCATATCTGATGTCAAAATTGATGTAGGCATTGCTGGAGATCCCACCAAGTTTATTAACCAGTTTGATGTAGACCAGGCGGTTTCGGCCTCCGCGCAAGACAGTTCTCTTGTTCTCTACTATCCGGCGCTCGACACCGATATTCAGGTTCGCATGACCTCAGTTGGTGCAAATCTATCTGCACTAACCAATGGATCTCTAGTTCTCTATTTCTCTGAGGTGATCACTTGAGATATCTGATCCTTCTTCTAGCACTCTTATTTATTGCTCTTAAAGGACATGCACAGAACATCGTTGGCAGTGTTTTACGGTTAAAGACAACCACGCTATCTGCAACATGTAATGTTGGAGACCTGCGTGTTGATGTCTCAGATAGCACATTAAAACTCTGTGGCACTACGAACAACTGGACTGCAATTGGAAATGCAGCAGTAACAACTGGAGCGTTTGGATCTGCTCCAAATGCTGATGGCGGCACCATTGCTTCAAACGTGTTAACCCTTCAGCCTGCAAGTGCCCTATTCCCTGGTGGAGTGACTACTGGAACGCAGACATTTGCGGGCGTAAAAACGTTTCAAGGCGGTATCGTTGGAAACGTCACGGGCAATGTCACTGGCAATCTAACAGGAAGCGTGACTGGAAATGCGGATACCGCAACCGCTCTTTCCGCAAACCCAAGCCCATGCTCATCAAATAATTTCGTTACTGACATTGCTGCAAACGGTGCGCTTACTTGTAATCAACCCACGGTTTCAAATCTCGTAGCACTCACGGCTTCAAGTGTTGTGATAACAGATGGATCTGGCATTTTAAGCATTGCTGGTACTGCGACCTATCCATCGCTGACAGAGCTTTCTTATTTAAAGGGTGTGACTTCATCAATTCAAACACAACTTAGTGCAGTGACCTCAACGAGTAACCCTTATAAGATTTCAAACTGCTCCATTACGGCAAGTGTTAGCTCAAATGCGCTAACGATTGCACTAAAAGACGCCTCTGGAAGCGATCCAAGTGGCGGCTCACCTTGCACGATTGCATTTAGAAATGCGACATCAGCGACTGGCACCTATTCGGATGTAGCCACGAGTACTGCGACAAGTGTTGTTGTATCAAATGGATCGAGCCTTGGTTGTTGGCTTACTGCTGCGTGTCCCCTTTATATTTATGCAATCAACAATGCTGGAACAGTTGTTTTGGGCGTTATCAGCGAAACTGAGCTTGACGAGGGCAGTGTGCAAACAAGTACGGCGGAAGGCGGTGCGGGCGGCGCAGACACCAAAGGCGCGCTTTATTCGACAAGCGCACAATCGAATAAAGCGGTTAGGCTCTTAGGGCGCATGATCGTTACGCCGACGGGGTCGTTTGCTTGGACGAATGCGCCAACTGAAATCTCAAATGTCCCGTTTGATAATACTCATTTTAGTACGAAATGGACGAGCTTTACGGAAACAGGATCATGGAGTTCGCACACAACCTATACGGGTAGATACCGTAGGGTTGGTCAGAACATGGAAGTACAAGTTCGCATTGATATAGCGGGCGGAGCACCAGATTCAGCAGCACTTACAGTTAACCTTCCAAGCGGATCGTATTACGCCATAGACACAAACGCCTTACCTACAACGACAAGGTGGGACAATTTAGGTTTCGTGACTATTCGTGATAGCGATGCGGCTTCAGTTTATACAGGTGCAGTTAGGTATAACGACACTACGAGTGTTGCTATATTTACGGTCACATCATCAACCGACACACGCATAGCCGCTGTCACTCAAGCCGTGCCAATGACATTTGCAAGCGGAGATCATGTGGATATTACCTTTTCCGTTCCAATCGTGGGATGGTGATGGGGGACCATAATGTATAACGGAGCCAAGGCTAAAATCACATTCGGAGAATTTGGGTTAATGACAGACATTAGCCCAGATAAACAGCCTCAAGGCGCGCCCATCCTTGCTAACAATGTTGTGTTTACTAATGGCAATATTCAAAAAGCGCCGGGAAGTGTTAAATGGAATCAGACAGCACTTAGTGCAGGCATTGTTGCCGTTCACCACTGGATGCCAACCCTAGTTCAAGAGCAGTATATTGCAGTCACTGATGATGGAAACATCTACTCTGGCCGTGATCGTCAGTTCGGATCTGCCATTAATGCAACCGTGGCGTCTACCCTTACTCCTAATTGTGTCTTTGCAGAAGGTGGGGCAGAGGATGCCAACAATGCTAAAAAGCTATTCTTGTTTACCAATGGAAGAACACTTCCACTTGTAATGTCGGGTAATGGTACAGCCTTTGCCACTATTGCAACTCCAAATGAGGACTGGACAGATGAGGCCACATATCCAAAGTTTGGAGTGGTCCACCGTGGGGCGCTTTGGGCATTTGCGGGTCAACGCAGTTACGCAAGTTCCACCAGCAACCATGAAGATTTCAGTGATGCATCTTTATCCTTTGTAGATGGTGTTTATCCAGGAGAAGGCGGAGAACTGCGCGGCGGTTTCGTCTTTAAGACTAAGCTATTTGCGTTTAAAGATGGCGGCTTTGTTTACACACTCAATGACTCAGATGTCAGTGCCGCGAATTGGTATTGGCAGAAGGCCGGATCTAACTTCGGACTTGCTGCACCGAACGCTGTTGATGAGGTGTTAAACGATCTGATTGCAGGAAATGTGACTGGGACATTTAACAGCTATGCTGCAACGGAAAAACTTGGAAGCGTTGAGGCCGGCGACATTTGTCAGCAGCTTCAGTTTGAGAGCTTCCTCCGTGGTAATACCAGTAAGTCCGGCGTTCCAGAACAGCACGTCCTTTATTACGGTGAGAAGAAGCAACTATTTGCAACCTACCGGAGCACCTATAAAGCCACAAACGACATGCTAATCATGTTTGATTTCGCTAGAAGTGCGAACGTTAGACCTGCGTTTTGGATTAAGGGATCTCCTCAGTGCTTAGCCCTTTATAAAGATTCAAACCAGATTGAACGCCCCATGTACGGCGGTGCCGATGGTTTCATCTACTTAATGGATAGGGAAGATCGACTAGAGGGAAGTACGGCCTACACTGGGGAATTCCAAACAGCCCATACTGATTTTAGTTGGATGGGTGATGATCTAGCGTCTAAAGAAAAGCACTTCGATTTCCTTGCGGTGCACTATGTTCCAGAATCATCTGGAGATCTAAGCTGTGATTTCTATGTAGATGGCAGGTACATCGACACGCTGACCTTTCCCATGATTCAATATGAAAGACCGAAATTAGGAACATTGATACTGGGGACGGATAGGCTAGGTCAGAACCAGGAGACTGCAATTAGGCAGTTATCTGGAACGGGCCGCACATTTTCAGCTAGGTTTTACCAGTCAGGGTCCAACCAGAGTTTCCAGGTTCCGGCGATTACAGTATTCTTTAGGCCAGGTGGCGAAGGCGCACAGAAAGTTTAGGGGGGCATTATGGACCATGATGAGTACGAGAAGCAGAGAAAGAATAATGTGCATAAGGTTCTCGAAGCTAAAGTGGCTACAGCAGAAATGTTTCGTCAGCTTGCTGCAAATGCAGATGCCTCACCAGATACAGAAAAAGTATGGAAGGAAAGGGCTGAAGAAGACGGAGAAACTGTTCGCACGTACAGCAGAGCACGAAAGAAGTCGGAGGATTAAGTGGGAGCTACATTTCCAAGGGTAAAAACGTGGACTACTGAGATTGCAACCAATACGGATCTCAATGCTGAGTTCGATAATATCCTTAACAATTTAGATCCTGATGGCGTTGATGATTACTCAGTAAACGTTGCTCAGATGCGCCTTCAAACAAATCCTGGTGAGGTGGGTAGCGAATCTCTAGCTACATCACTTGCTGGTGAACTTGAGCGTCTTAGATATGTGATTAAGCGAATTATTGGTCTAAGCGTAGATTACTGGCATGAAAATCCACCCTCTACACTCACTGATCTTGTAGCATCTATTGGATCTGGTCTTCCCACTTACCGGATTGTGCAGGGGCAAACGACTGGTAACTCCAGTCAGTTGCGAGCCCTTATTCCATCTGGAACCACGGCATCAGTCACCCTGACCGCATCAACCACTACGTTTCAATATTACATCAACAATGTGGCGTATAACATTACGTCTAACATCACACTCACCGGATTAAGCCTTGGGCCTGCAGCCAACAATACCTGCTCATTTAACAACACGGCGGCCTCCGGTCAGCAGTGGACCAAGTTTAAGGGCATGTACGGAACTCAGATTGATGTTGATGGAATGCAGTCCAACATGGCTGCCCTCGTTGGTCAGATCGTGGGTCTTAAAAGTGGCAATGAGTACATGGTTGGTTATCTAAACTCCACCACGGCTATTACAAATGTATGGCGCGGGGCTATGTTTAATAGCTCCGGCAATAACATCACTGCCGTAGGGTTATCGGACAACGCTGAGATCAAGCTTATGAAGCTGGCTTGGATCTTTGCTAATACCAACTCCACTCTTGCTGTAACCTACACCAATCCCACGATCTCAGGCGAGCAGCCCACCAGTCCCAACACTGGTGATTACTGGTTCGACTTAGCTAACACGGCTTGGAAAACATATAACTCAACTACTTGGGTTGATGCGAGTGCCACACTGGTTGGCCTGACCATGCAAGATACTGCAGCCTGCGTAGCCGCTCGTACCTTTGATATCTACCGCGCTCAAAGCGGTGTTCAGACTTTAACTCTGGACCGTTTATCTAACTCTGAAGTTAAAGCAACTCAGGTTGGAGGCGAAGCGTGTGTGTTTGGTATCTCTAATCAGTTTGGCCTGTCTCGCCCGATATGGGATGTCACTACAGATTTAGAATCAGGTCTTAATGAGACGTTAAGCATAAACTATTACGCCTATATGAAAGAATCTGGCGTAACCGTACTTTCTGATAGAGCACCACTTGATCGCAGAGATCTTAAGGGACTTTATCATCCCGGAGAAACCTGGCGCTGTCTTGGGTCCGTGTACAATGGAACGTCCACTCACTTTGTAACTCCAGTGGTTACATATAGAGATATTGGACAGGCAATGCCCTTAATGGGCGACATCAATGCGTATGTGGATTACACCAGCACGCGTGCAAGTTCCAGCTACTATCTCCCGTCCATGGTTTTCCCAAGTAGCTACATTCAAGAACATGGGGCCGCCGCGAGTTTCACGGCTGCATCAGGGGCTTATCAGGACTGTGGGACTATCACTCTGACCAGGGGCTTATGGCAGATCAGCGCCATGTCTGAACTTGTGGCAACTGGAACTATGAGTGCGGCAGCAAGCTGGAATATGTCGCTTGCGCTAGAAGTTGGAACTGCAGCACAGACTAACCAAACGCTAGGTGAAAACTGGGTTCGCACCGGTATGGGCGGAAACCTTTCAAATGTTAGCTCACTGGTAATACCAAATTGGCATGTGTTCATTACTGCTAGTTCGACTTATTTCTTAAAGTTTGCGGTTTCAAATACGGCTGGAGCAACTTGGCAAGCAAGCTATGGATCTATCAGAGCTAAACGTTTGGATGATTTGACGAGTCAGCCATGAGTTTATGGTCTGAGTATATAGCTGAGTTGCGCGGTCCTGACTTTCGTAAATGGCTAGAGGATGAAGATGGTTTTGTTGCTTATTCTCTGCCCATAGATGGTGAATGCATAATTGTGCATGACATGTACGTTAAGCCTGAAGTTAGGAAAATGGGCATAGGTAAAGAGTATTTAAAGAAGATATGCGAAATTGGAAAAGAGGCTGGACGTAAGTTTGTAATATCTGAGGTTGAGCTTGCAACAGGGGTTACGGCGTCATCCATGGCAGCCCAACTTGCGGTTGGTTTCGTGCCAGTTAAGACAAGTCCTGATACTATATACTTAAGGAAGGTGATTGATGGGTAGCGGAAGCGGCGGCCTTGGAGGCATAGGCACAGATATTGGCAAGGGTTATTGGGGCATCATGTCCGGCGGAACCATTAAAAATGGTGATCCATTTGGCGCAGCAGCAGGTGCTCGTAATGATATCTTTGGAATAAGTGATCAAGCTAAGTATGCTCAACGCGCAGCAGAGGCTGAGCAGGCGGCCCGTGTTGGAGTCACCAATGAGGCGCGTGCTGCCCGTGATCGCGCAAACGCTGCTGCTCAATCGCCCCAGCAATTGGCAGCGCTCCAGCGCGGTCTAGAGGCTGCTCAGACACAAGTTGAAACAGATTTGCGCCAACTGGCTGCCATTGATCCAGCCATCATGGAGGCCAGTAAACAGGTTTTAGATTTGCTTCAGGGCAAAGAAGCTGCAGTTAATTCTCCGATGATGAAGCAACGCGCTCAACAGCGGCAGAACTTAGTGAATTCACTTAAATCTCAATATGGTCCTGGTGCTGAATCATCCAGTATTGGCGCACGCGCACTTCAGCAGTTTGATGACCAAACAAATACCATGTTCCAGCAGAATCAAATGGCAACTACTGGCCAGATGATGGGCATTGCCTCTACGCGTATGCAGGGTCCAGGATTTGGACAGTTAATGGGTGTGGCATCGGGCTTTGGTGATTATCAAAATAGAATTCTAAATGCTCAGCAATCTGGTGATCGAAATGTGCTCGCCGGAATGCAGGAAGAAGTGCAGGGCGCAGGCGCTCAGTATGTTTCTGATCTACTTAAGGCCGGTGGGCGTAGACAGTGGTACACAATGATGGAAGACGATGGTCGTCAGATTGGTCGCACATGGGCAACCATGGGTGCTGGCGGTAAGGGTGGACGCGGTGGCAATATGAGCAATGCAGGTCAGGCATTTAACACTGACACTAAAGGTACTAGTAGCGGTGGCGGAGGAAGCGACCAATATGTTGCAGAAACATCTCAGCAATATCGCGACCAGTGGGGCTTAAATATTGGTCCATTTGCTGATCAGTACCAAGGTGGAAACTACAACGCCTCTAATTCATCTGCTTATTTAGACACTGGATCTCCTCTTGGTTGGAATAATCCTTACGGCCATGGATCAACAGGAATGTGGGGCTAATGGCAAAGAAGGCATCGTTATCTGAAATTATGGGATCTGCTGGAGCAAACAATGCTGGAAATCTCCAACTTAAACATTTGCCCCAGATTTTAGGGGACGCGATGCCTCACTTACCCCGCAATCAAGTTGGAAGGTTTAGACTTATTAAGGCACTTCAGCAACGCTTTGGAGATAACTTCAGGGCATTGCCAGGAGTGTCTGGCCTAGTAAAACAGTTTGATAGCGAGATAGAGTTTGAAGATAAAATTGATCGCATTAAGGCAATTAAGTTAAGTCACTACACTAAGAGGAAGTAATGGCTACGATTTCGGAAATGTTCATTCCACAAATCAATAAAGATAATGAACCAGAGAAAGATTCTGGTGCTGGTTGGCAAGTGGGCGCTCAACTCGCGGCTCTCCAGCAAAAACGTCAAAATGATGCCATGCAGATCCAAATGCAGATGAAAACCCTGCAAGACACTCGCATCAAAAATCTCTCCGAGGATATTGCCAAATCTCAGAACTATAAAGATCCACAGGCCAGAAAGAATTACCTGGAAATGATGAAGGGTCGGCGGGATGCATGGGGGCTTCGTGATGCATTTCCTGATGAAGCCATGGACTCACTTAAAATTGATGAGGACTATGGGCGCTATATCACTCTTGCGCGTGAAGTGAACAATCCTAATTCGCCCTACTATGGAAGACCTGATCTGGCCCTAAAGACATTTGCTGATCCGGTAAAGCGTGCAGAAATTCAGGATACGCCTGCTGAAATGTGGGGAGATAAGCCTGCTGAGAGTGCTGATTTAAACAAAGCATTTGCTACATATAAAGAGCAGATGAGTAAAGAGAAGCAGGCGGCATTAAGTCGTAATGCATCTAAGGATAAGAATGATGCGATTGTAGAGCGTCAACTCCGTGGTCAGCGCGCAGCCTTAGCTCGCGAAGCACAGAAAGCCAATATCCCTTCGCTCGATACTAATCTTAAGCGCATTGATAATGTTGTAAATGTTGACACATGGAAGCCTGGAGATCGCCTACCTGGATTTGAGGGTGTAGCTAGAAATGTTGACCCTAAGCGCCTATCTGGAAAAGCTCTTGAGCTTAGGCAGGCCGTTGAAACTATGCAGAATGAATTGTTAAAAATGCAGTCTGGATCTGCTGTGACTGAGCCTGAGATGAACAGGATGCGTGCACAGCTTGGTATGGCACCAGTTATGGGTGATGGTGGGGTTATTCTTGGTTGGACGTTTAAAGGTTTCACCAATCCTGAAGCCGTAGTGAATGGCATTCGCGCAGTTAAACAAAAAGTTGGAGATATGCAGGCTAATTTAGCTGCAGGTTTCCCAGATGTTTACGATGACTATAAGGCTGAGTATGATCGGCGCTCAGCGGCAGCACATCAGCCTGGTGATACCATTAATTTAAATGGTCGTACTTTTAAAAAGTCAGATCTGCCTGAGTTAAAAAAGCGCGCTAAAGCAAATAAAGATCAGGCAATGCTAGATGCAATTGCAAGGGCAGGGGGATAGTGTGGCGGGCATCCAAGGGCAACCGACAGCAAGTCCACAGGACCTCCCAAAAACGCCGGGGGACCAAGCGGCTCAAGACCCGTACGCAGACCTCGCGCTCCCAGAAGCTAACACTCAAGGAGATTCTTACCAAGCTGGTGCAGGACAAGCTCAAGCGGATAATCAACCGCTCGTAGACCCCAACTCTACTGCTGGTGAGTATTTGCAAACATTTGCCAATGCTGCGCCTACTGTTGGTGGAATTGCTGGTGGCCTAACCGGCGGCATGTGGAATATGGGCGTTGGCTCAGGCCCTGGTGCCGTGATCGGTGCTGTTGGCGGCAATAGCGTTAAGCGATTAATTGAGATCAATCTTTTAGGTAAAGATCCAAACGCCACGGTGGGGCAAGAAATCGGTGATTCGGCGCTTACCGCCGGTCGGGCCGCTCTTGAGAACTATATCGGTGGAAAGATCTTTAAGGGTGCTGGCAATCTTGCTGCGGGTGCCTATGAGAAGTTTGGTAAAGCGCCAATGGAAGCCATGGCTGCTTCGGTTAAATCAACCATAGATGGAATTGAAAAACCGGCCTATGACTTCATTAACACCATGGCCTCTAAACTAAATTCCAGAGAAGCTGGTGATTTCGTTAAGAGTTTACTCAACACCGATATTTCAACTAAGTATGCGAAGTATGCAGAACAGTATAAAATTATAGGAGATATCGCATCGCAGGTTCCCCTTGCCGTAGATAAACTAAAATCATTCATCGGCACTCAAGGCTTTCATGCTGATAACCAATTAATTGGGGATGGTAAAAAAGCTGTTCAGCCATTCATAAAACAACTAGGGACTGCGACCAACGTTACTCAGCTAAAAACCCTAATGGGTGATGTGAAAAGCGCAATGGCTGTTGCGTGGGACGCGGCCGGCAGACAGAGCACAACTAAGTATGAAGCACTTAAGCATCTCTCTGGAGAAATCGGTCAGTTCTTAGATGATCACACCATTGATTTCGCTAAAAAGATTCAAGACGGTGGAATGATTGGAACTGGAGAAAAACAATTCTTAGAGCGTATCTTGCAAATGAAGGGCGAGATTGAGCCAGATGCTGGCAAGTATGCCCGTGCCCTAGCCAACGATTTCCTTAAAACCCAAGAAAAGCTCAGTGCAGACTATGGGGGATTCAGGGAATTTTTAAAGAACGTAGGGGAGCAAACAAAAAAGAAAATAGGCCGTATGGGGCCAACGAAGTTCTTAAATGATCTCGAAGCTATGCCTTCAGAAACTCTGGTTAAGAATATGTTCCAGCCAGAAAATTCTAGGGCACTAGAGAAGATGGCAGAGCAGAACCCCACAATCTTTGAGCAAATCAGGGCGTCTAAGCTTAGGCAAATTGTTCAAGATACAAGTGAGGGGCCAAACCTTAATCTAAAGGGCATCAGGGATTATCTGAAAGGATCTAAATTTGATAGTACCCGCCACTTAATACTGGACAACGCCCAGTGGGACGAACTGAACGCTATTGTGGATAACAAGGTCATCCCCGCTCAGCAGAAGCTCTTAGAGGAAGGCCAGAAAACCATGGCTAAATGGGCGGCTAAGATGGCGTATGTTGAGCATGTTAATAAAATGATTCCCCAGAGTGTTAAGGCTACCAGTAAGTATGCAACCGGTAAGGCTGTAACAGCCACAGCAGGTGGGATTGCAAGCCTATTTGGGTCTGGCGATCAGGGGCAATGACCTTTTCATCTGAGGTGGACAGAATTCTGTTCCACCAATTACCAACTGAGACCCAGGTGTTTTACACTAACTGGGAAATCCAGCTAGCAAAGCGGGGATCAACGTTCCATGTCGAGCAGGTGTTAATGGACGGAAAGATCTCAGAAGTTATTGTTAGGATCACCGAGAACTACAAACTTAGAACCCTCGATAGCAAGCCTACCTGAGACAACCATTGAGTGAAGCATGGCTTCAACATCCCTAAGAGTTGCTCCCCCAAACGTGAGATGAGATTTAACTTCCTCACAGTTTAGATGAGGGGACTTCTCTAGTATGTTGTAAATGGCGTGCGGTAAGTTTTTAATCTGTCCCCTATCAATCTGCTGAGCCCTGGCTTCCCTAAATGTAGATGGGATATTCCCCATGGCGGGCTCAACTAATGATAGCGCCTTATCCCAGTGGCGCTTACGCATAACCCTCTCATCTGATTCACACGCAGATAGAATCATTGAAGTCTTAAGCATGTGCAGGTTCTGCCTAACCATTAGGCTCTGAAGTTTCTCTGAATCATACTTCTTTCGTTTAGTCTCAGATTCAACCCACCAGTCTTCCCAAGCTTTCTTGAACTCATCGTCGGCAGTCATTGACCCAAGCATTTGATGGATGGATGCGAGATCTTCTACTAGGCGCAAGCGGTTAGCTCGCTTAGCTTCTTTTTCTGCATCAGACATTCCACCATTTTGAAACTTCTGAGCATTCACGCCCTGTTTCCGAGACAGAACATAAATAAGCCTGGAGGCAAATCCACCCCGGTAATTTTTGACGTAAACAAGTGAACCCAGAAAAAACAACTT